CATTGGACACAACCTACTAGGCATAGATGTTTAGAGAGACTTACCCCAAATTTACTCCATTACCGAGACCACTGTGGATAGAGGCTTTCAAATCAATATTTTATTTCTAAGGTGTAGTAAGCATAAGGGTTTAGGAGACATTTACTCCATTGGGAAGATGTGTATGGATAGAGAGATACAGAATTGCCATATGCCTTTACTAGACAGTGTTATAGAGATTGGGCTTATTTTGTAAAGTTATAAAATGGCTATGATGCACTAGTAGTGTATGTTAGATAGAAAAGGGCAAGGAAAGAGACTCCCTCTACGTAAAATACGGAAGAGGGTATATTGCTAACACAGTTCTGGATTTGACCCTCCGCTTAATGTATACGGAGATTAGCGGAACTTTTGAACCTACCAGTATCAGAGTTACAGAAGGTGATATTTGATACCCCCTAGGGTATGTGTAGATACAATACTGACATGCATTTCAATTTGACAAATTCACAATAATGACTGATGAGTCAGATTGCAGTGAGGATGTGCTTGTATGGCCATTCTACAACAGGGGGTTGACAAACTTGCTGAATAGTATATACTTAGATCATAGTAATAAGGAGTCTTGCCCCATGAAAAGAATACTGGGAGTGAGAGCAAAAAGGAAGTCACTGTTTCAGCTTGAGGCTGAAGTAGTGGCTTTATTTATTTACATGGAAGTAAATAAATGAGTAAAAAGGAACTGAAGTGGACAACTAGAGATGGTGAAACTGTAGCTATCAAAGATATGAAAGATAATCACCTCCTCAATACGTGCCGATTTATGGAAAACAAAACTGTTGCGCTCGGCAATATGTACCGTTACGCAGATCATCCAATATGGGGGCCAAGAGGAGATGGAGCACAAATGGCTTTTCAAAATGAACTCTCTGATATGGAAGAACAAAGTTGGGCTGTTTACCATTGGATTCATGCATTATCTGATGAGATTCAAAAGAGAGGACTGGAGAAGTTAGCTTGCAAGAAGCCCTTAGAGATGCCAGAAGGGGAACTTGTTGAGGATACAGGTCATGGTCAGATATGGAAGTTGAAAAAATGCAATGATGATCCATACCAAAATGTTGACATGACTCCTGATGCTAAAGGAAGAAATACAGGTGATGTTAATGATAGGTGAGGAAAAGCAAGATGGATAAAACTATCAAACAGTGCATAGAAACAGCAACTGTGTTTTACAAGATGATGTTGCAGTTGGAATTTGACTCACCAGAAATGATGATTGTAGCTATGTTTCTAAAAGAGGCTGCATCGTCTAGTGTTACTCAAGCCCTCAATAACAGACAGAGTAAAGGTTTGATGATAAAGGAGTTAGAGAAGGTGATGAAGCATGGCAGGAACTAAGTTAATTCTTGACTACACAACCATAAGTGACTTCCTAACTTGCCGGATGCGTTGGTATTGGAGACATAGACGCAACTTAACTCCTATTCAAAAAAGTCTAGCTCTGTTGTTTGGTCAGGCTATGCATCTAGGTCTTAAGGCTTTCTATATCAAGGATGATCCTATTGAGGCATTCAAGCAAGCGTATCAGCCTGAAGATATTGCTGATGGTGAGAAGAGAACTGTGGAGCATGGCATTATGATACTTGAGAAGTATATGAAGGAGTATGTGACTAATCCATTTGAAATAGTTGAGTGTAATGGCAGTCATTTGATAGAACTTAGTAAGGATGTAACGTATGCAGCAAGGATGGATGCAATAATAAAGTGGGAAGGCAAAACTATATATGTTATGGAGCATAAAACTACTAGCACTCTTGGATATTACTTTTTTGAGACGTTTCAGTTAAATCATCAGATAGATGGATATACAGTTGCTTGTAAAGATAAATATGGTAAGTGTGAAGGAGTATTAATTGATGCGATTAGTACAAAAAAGGAAGTATTAACTACTGCTGAAGCAACATCAACAAATCCACTGGTACACAGAAAAAAAGCTCCTAGTTTTATGAGAGACATAGTGACACGCACCGTAGAACAACAGAATAACTTTGGAAAGGAGGTAGTTGATATTGCTGGTAACATTATGTATGCGATTGAACACGACAGTTATCCAATGAATAAGTCCATGTGCAACTACTATGGTGCGTGTCCCTTCCGTCAGTTGTGTTTGTATGGAGAAGGAGCAATGGAGATGTATGAGGTGAGTGTGTGGGATGCGAGGACAGGGAAGGAGATAAAGAGTGGGTAATGCAGCTATATTCTTTGTCATACTAATTGTAGCTCTATTTATAAGTAAGTGGGTAATGGGAAAGGTAAAAGGATGAACACTAAGGATATAGATTTCAGTAACTACGTAGGCAAGTTCCTAATCTATGGGCCATCAGGAACAGGCAAGACGTATGCAGCAAGAACATTGCCAAAGCCTGTGTATCTGTTTGACCTTGAAGGTGGTACTGCCTCACTTGCTGGCGAAGACATTACATACGATACATATATGGACTTAGACGCTAAACGACCTACTGCTTGGTTGGCATTTAAGCGTAAACTTGAGCAGGAAGTAAGTCATCCGCAGTATACAAGCTATGTTATTGATCCATTGACAGGAGTGCAACGAATACTTATGAATCATATCTTAGCTCTCAATCAAAATGCTGATGGGTTAATGGCGATAGGTCACTGGGGAATGTTTGCAGGACATATGAGTAGTTTAATATGGAAGTTTCCTTCGCTAGGCAGGCATTTAGTGGTAACTGCACATGAGAAGGAAAAGAGTGAGCCGATACAAATTAAGGGACAGACTAAGGGTGTGGGGCTTAAGCCTGGTGAGCCTCCAATCAAACCATCTATCTATACTAAGGCATTGCCAGATGAGTTGACTAATAGGTTTGATGAGATGTATCATGCTGAAGTTAGTAGAATGGGAGGATATGAGTGGAGAACGGAGCCAACTTCTATATATGTTGCTAAGTCGAGATTGGGCATAAAAGGAATGATTAAACAGGATTTTACAGCCTTGTTGGAAGGATTGAAAAAGGAGAAGGATAATGGAAAAAATTAGAATTTATTGCAAGGATAACGAATTCTATATAGATCATCCTTTAGACCCTCTACCTGACTGTGGCTATTATATAGATGAAATATTTAATGCTGTCAAAAATATAATAACTGCAATATTGTTACGTGAGGGAATAAAAGATGGATTTACAATTACTATAGAAAAGGGAGGTGAGAAGTAATGCTTACACCACCAAGACTAACAAAAAGTGAGACAGAACGAGCTAAAGTAATAGGATGTGAAGAAAAAAATGAATGGTATAGTCCTACACCTATCTGTAAGATTGTGAAAGTTCAGAATGGCTGGATAGTTCATGCCGGAGAACAAATAGTTAGCGAAGCTCAATTGTTTTGCACTACACATGAACTATGTAACTTGCTTAATGCCTATGCTAATGGAAAAGTAACACAATGTTGTATGTGTAACAACATACGTATAGAAGGAGGTGAAATATAATGCCTGAAACAGACGTTGATATGGGTTGGGATGATATTCCAGAAGGAGGGTTTAGTGCTCTGCCACCAGACACTTATATTGTGAGAGTGAGTGGGTTGGATCCAACTACAGCCTCGACTGGAACACAGATGTGGAATGGAGACTTTGTAATCATTGAGGGGGAATATGAGCAGAGACATCTGTGGACGAATCTTATGGTAGATGCGAAGTTGAGTCCAGGTGCGATGATGAAAACGAAGGGATTGATTAGTGCGACAAAGACGAAGTTTCCAAAAGGATTGACGTTGCAAGAGGCGATTGATAGGTTGAATGAAGTACGAGCTGATTTGATTGGACTAGAGTGTCTGGCAGTAGTTGGACAGAGAGAGTATCAAGGAGATATACGAAATGAGATAAAGAGGTTTATGCCGTTAGATTAGTAGATTAGTTACACGCCTGCTCCTGGGTGGGGAGTGGGCTGCAATTTTTAACGCTGTTTCACAATTTGCTCACACTTGAAGGTTCCCTAAACTTCCAAGACACCTGAAGTCATTTAGGGGTGACTTAAGTGGCATAGTAAAAGCTGCTGACGATTATTGCCTCCATGCCATCAGGTTGGTCAGAACTGGAGGAAGTGTGAGCTGCAATCTTTATAGTTGACATCTGCTGAGTGAATGTCAAGTTTGGAGAGTCTAATGCCTAAAGTAGTTAAACACACAGTTACTTTAATCTTCCCCTGTCCCAAATGCAAAACTATTGTCAGCACACAGGATGTGGATGTATTTGGTAGATGCCCTGAGTGTGAATATGATTTTGAGGAGGTAGGAGATGGAAGTAAGAGCCTTCAAGATTAAGTGTGAGCACTGTAATGTAGAGCAGTATGTATCAAGTGAGGGTAAAGAAAAGGTCTATTGTGGCTACTGCGGGCAATTCACGAAGGTAGAGGAGAAGAAGGATGAGAAATAGTGTTACTATGTACTTCACAGAGAATGATGTTCCTACTGTAGATTTTGAGAAGGACAATGATATGGTTACTCTCTACTGGGGAAGTATGGAGATTTATATGCACCAGAATGAACTGAAGTATTTAGCTGAGAGGATTGATAGGTTTTTGAAGGAGAAGGAGCATGTTGTATCTAAAAGGTAAGTTTTGTATGTGTGGAGAGGAGTTGAAAACTGATGAAGAGAAAGCGTATGAGGCTTGCTATTACTGTATGTATCAGTGTGATGGTGATTTTGAATGCCTTCATCCTCCTGAGTATGAACCACATGTGTAACTTCAACTTTGCTGATTTGGCTAGTCCTGATACTAGAAAAGTGATGGTTGACCCACACCTAGTAGATTGTATTAATACTTTAGCTGAAAGTGTTTTTGACAAAAAGCTAAGAATAACTAGTGGGTATCGTACACCAAAACATAATAGAAAGGTTGGCGGTGCAGTAAGGTCATATCATCTGAAAGGACAGGCTATAGATTGTTACGTCTGGTCTCATTCGCATGAGGAAGTAGCTAAGAAAGCATTGAATTGTGGCTTCACCACAGCAATAGTATATAAATCCCATGTCCATCTCGATATACGTGAGAAGGGATTGGGGTTGAAAAAAAGTTGAAGGGAGGTGAATGAGTTGGAGAGTGAAACAGTATCTAGTGGTTATGTATCATGGGTTTCTACTCCATACGATTTAGACTCTAAGTTTGAAATAAAGATTGAAGATGACTTAATCAACCAAGGAGGTGAAAAAGATATGATGGGACTATATGAGGTTTATGTGGTGGATACAAAAAAGGGAAAGTTACTTTTTCACAATGATATTGTAGCAAAAAGTGAGGATAAAGCAAAGTTACGAGTCGCTATGGGCCAGTCACCAGATATTCCAGATGATGTAGAATTTTTTGTTAACTGCATCGGTCAGTGGGAAAGTAAGAAGCCTAGAGAAGTTAAGATTGTGAAGGAGAACTGAGGTGCATCCAATTCTTTGGATTGTGGGTTGGCTAATAATAAAAAGGAGGAAAATTGTGTTAAGAGAAGCATTGAAAAATCTGTTACATCTGATAGGGGGCATTTTGAGGATGCCCTTTGTGGACTTTGAGTGGGATATGGAGCAGTATAAGAGAGTTTTTCAGAAGCTCGATGCGTTTCGGCAGGACGATAAATTTACAGATGAGGAATTGGGAGAGTTGTTTGAAGAGTTAGCAAAGAACCAACCAAGACTTTTGAAAATTGCTCTCTATGGTATTGGTGGGCTGTTCAAGTCAAAGATTATAGATTTCACTTGGGATGTGAGTAGGTATGAGAAAGTGTTTGATAAGCTCAATCATATGAGAGAAGATAACATCTTTACAGATGAGGAGTTGGCTGAGTTTTGTGCAGCAGTAGCAGATAGTTTGTGAGAGTGGGGCCTCCAGTTGAGGCCCATTCTCTACCTTGCAGGGAAAGAGAAGCCGGAGGTGTGAGATGAAGTTTGCAGCAGTTTGGTTATTTGTGACGGGAGTTTTCCTATTGACTATCGCTGGAACCCAGACAACTCGAAATGTTTTTGATTACTGGGAAATTGTGATTGTTTGGGGAGTCACTTGTCTAACCTTTGGGTTGATAGGTGTAGCATCTGTTTTATGGCCAGATTGGTAGTATGGAAGCCAAAATAGTCCTTCGTAAAGGCCCGTTACGTAAGATTCTACACCTGACTGGTAGGAAAGTAGTGGACTCTACCTACTTTCCTCGTCCTATTATTGCTGAGAAGGCGTATCAGACTATTAGAGATGTGTATATAAAGAAGGGTTGGAGTATTGAAGTGAAGGAGAAGCAGAAGGTGATTATTGTGCCTGGCACAGATACTGCCGAGATATTGCCGGCAAATAATGTGATGGGGTTGAAGACGAGGTATAGATAATGACTAAATGTTTATTGACTATGCACGGTTTCAAGAAGACAGTCACTATGGATTCACCTTTATCTACGATTGCCATTCCCATAGTTCATTCATTTATCCCTGAAGCTGATTTTCCTTACTACTCCAAATGGCTATTCAAATGTTATAAAGCATCTCCTGACCTTCGATTTGCCTATTACAAGTTTTGGAAAGAGGTATAGATGAAAGTATCTCTATTAACTGATGCGCCAAAGCATAACTTAGCTTTGATGAAAGTTTCCACTTATTATAAAAAACATGGAGATGAAGTTAAGTTAAATATGCCACTATGGAAGGCTGATATAACTTATGGATCATGGTTGTTTGAGAAGAGTACAAGAGAGAAGACTGATTGGACTGGTGGAATTGGGTATGATCCACAGGAATGTTTACCAACAGATATAGAGAGTTGCAGACCAGATTATTCATTATTCAATTTCGATCACTCATTAGGATATACATTTCGGGATTGTAAACGTAAATGCAAATTCTGTAAAGTTCCCTTGCTACCCAAAGAAGAACAACATCATTCCATATGGACATTCCATGATGAAAAGTTTGATACAATTGAGCTTTTGAATAACAATATGTTTTATGACCCAAATTGGAAGCATACATTTGGCGAGATTCTTCATGCTCAAGTGGATGTGATTGATAATAGCGGTAATGACCTCAGATTGCTTGATGATGAAAAGGCTTGGTGGATCAAACTTACTAATTGGAAGAATCAGCCTAAGTTCGCTTGGGATAGAATGAGAGATGAGAAACAAATTCTGCAAGGTATGAAGTTGTTACAAAAACATAAAATTAGAGCTATGATTTACGTCCTAATGGGATTTGACACTACATCAGAAGAGAACATGTATCGCTGTGAAATTATCAATTCAATGGGCTTTGATCCGTTTCCCATGCTATACAAACAGACACTAGCACTCAGGAAGTTCAGACGATTTATTTACCTCAGATATTATAGGAAGTACTCAACAATAGAAAAGGCTTGGGAGGACTATAATAGATGAAGGTGTTGATAATTGGTTCGACTCAGTATAAGGAGAAAATGGAAGCACATGTCTTTGAGTTAGAAGAGAAAGGACATGTAGTTGCACTACCTGCTTTTGATGACCATGAGGAACTAGATGCACTAGGAGTGTGTAAGCATAATCGTTCCCTACTTGAGCAAGCAGATGAAATACATATTATTTGGGATCAACGTAGTTTCGGTACTATCTTTGATCTCGGCATGGCCTTCGCCCTTCGTAAGAAGATTAAGGTAGTGTATCTGGAGCCAAAGACATTTGCAGGGGTGATGAGGAAGTGGGAGGAGGAAAATGCGAAAGCTATCACTTGAGGACATCCATGTAAATCTCAACCATGTATTTCTGGAAGAAGCTGAGGAACTTGCTACGTTATTGACAGCAAAGCATCTTCAGTATGGAGAGTCATACAAGCAGTCAGGGCAAGTGCTGAAGTTGCTGTATCCAAATGGCATAGCACTAGAGCAGTATGGAGATATGTTAGCAGTGACTAGAATTGTTGATAAGTTGTTTAGGATAGCAGTGGGACGTAGTGATGATGTGGAGAATTGGAGAGATGTAGCAGGGTATGGGTTGATAATGAAGATGAGAGCAACTGAGTTAATGGAGGCAGAAAAGTGTGGTGGAGAGAAGCAAGACCAGTAATGTCTCGAACCATCAAGGAGTGTGATAGACAGCTCAGGAATAATTTTAAGGGAGCAACGGTTACACAACATGGTGTAATGTTGATGAAAGATGGAGTGGTGATGGATGTGAAGGCGTGGAACCAGAAAGTGAAGACAGTATTTGATAGAAGGGAAGAGTATCAAAAAATATGTCGGATAAATTATATACGAGAGAGTTCAGACAAAAAATGAGAGGTGGTGAGTATGAGTTGCTTCATCCTCATAGAAGTGGCGATAAGGTTACGATAGGGAGGTGTAAGAAAGGATCGGGATATATCTATATCTCTGTAGGACTGAGGGAGCAGTTGAAGTTGGATGAAAAAGTATATTGTTATATACACAAAAAGGGAAGTAAGTTGTTGTTGGCATTTACAGAGGAGGCGAAGTTTCTAGGCTATCGCAGTATTAAGAACAAAGGTGCGGTTGTTGGCATACCTGGCACGTTGCTTGAAGGATATTTAGGCAAGGGTGAGAAGCAAAGTATTGAAGCACATGTAGAGGATGGAAATGTGTTTGTGGATTTGGAGGAACTGAAAGGGAGGAATGATGAAAAATAAGGATACTGAGAACATGTTTTATGCAATGCTAGCGAAAGCAAAGCAAGATGAGTTTGCGAAGAAGCCAATTAAAACTCTTGGTGAGGTAATTTTGCTCTTGAAAGCTCAACCACCATTCAATACTATTAAGCTAGATTTTACCGATGATAATCCTTGTGATTTAGAAAGCTACAGAGGTTACTATGAGGATTTATCTCTTGATTATGGATGGGATACGGAACCTATAGTTGTAAGAGACTTACTTAAAATGTTTGAGGACGCGGATGGCTCAACCTACACGGGTTACAAGGGAGGAGACTTTATTATGCATCGTAAGACATTGATTTGGGTCGCCCCGTATGGTGATTGCGGTAGGATGTTAGTTGATATTCAAAGCAAAGGAGGTATTACTACTATTATTACACAGAGAGACAATGACGAAAAAGCCTAAACTTACTATAGTCATTGACACACGTGAACAATTGCCATATGAGTTTGAGACTAGTGTGACAAAGACATTGAAGACTGGCGATTACTCTATACTCGGACTGGAGAATGATGTTGCTGTTGAGCGCAAGACCAAGGAAGATGCGTATGGATCGTGTGGAGCTAGACGAGTAAGGTTTGAGAAAGAAATGATGAGACTGTCAAAGTTTAACTATGCTGCAGTAGTGATTGAGGCAAGTCTGTCTAGTCTGCTTACTCCACCCTCATATACCAAGGTGAGTCCACTAGTAGTGGTTAATTCGTTTGTTTCGTGGACTGTGAAGTATGGTGTGCATGTGTTTTTTGCATCGAACAGGGAGTATGCCAGGAACTTAGTACAGTTGATATTGCAGAAGTATTGGAAATATCATAAAGAGGTGAAATAGAATGAAGTGTTCTGAACGACCAGTAGTAACGCATAACGGGAACCATGAATGGGTAGCACCTAGTTGGTTTCGTCAGCATTTTGATGGTCGAATAGATTTACAACTTGTATGTAAGCATTGTGGAATTATTGCAGGAATATCTAATGTGAATTGTGATAGTGTGAAAAGCTTAGAAAATCTGTTTGGTCTTATAATTAACAGTGCAAAGTTTATTAAGTTAGAAAAATGGAATGGGGGCGCATAATCGACAAGCTCTAGCTCTGTGATAACAACCCAAGAAGGTGGCCACAGGCGTGACAGGCAACGCCAGAAAGGACAACTAGTCGGCGAGGCAGACATTAAACGTTCACTTGGGGAATCCTGCCAGAGTAATGAGCTTGCACGGGACCTAACAGTCCCCGCCTCCACCAATTTGAAAGAAGAGGAGTAGAGAAATGGCAATTACCACAGAGGAAATCAGTAAGGTATATAGCACAAAAGATACAAACTGTAATTGTAATAAGTGCAAAAATGCATGCATGTATTGTCCTGGATGGTTCTTACCAAAAGAAATCAAAGATGTTGCAACATTGCTAAACATATCTATTTCAAAGCTATTCAAAACTAAGTTAGCTGTAAATTGGTGGGTAGAAGATAAAGAGATTTTTGTTTTATCTCCTGCTCTAAAGTCAGCTACACCTGGTACTGAAACTCCTGCTGATCCAAGAGGAGAATGTATATTTTATGTTAAGGGTCAATGTGAGATTTACTCAGCACGTCCCTTTGAATGTAGAAAGTTTAAGCATACTGAATCTACAAATGAAGTTCACCTAAGACATGAAGTTGTTTCATTAGCTTGGAAAAAGTCTCAAAAATATATAACTAGTCTTTTAGGAAGAACTCCCGAAGCAAGTACATTTAGTTTATTTAATTCACTACTGATATAAAAATAGAGAGGGAAAGGAAGGAGTAGTATGTTAAAACAACATGTTAATCCCTATGTTTCTTTTGGAAACAAGATAAAGTGGAAAAAGTTAAAGGAACCTACATACAACATTATTGTGGGTTTGTGGGATACAAAGAATAGACTCTCAGCTAAGTATCCTTTGGACATGACACACAAAAGAGAAATGGTTATTACAGACCTAGATTATTTTGTTGTGCATTACAAGGAAATTCTTGCTGTGGCTGAAAAACTGATTGAAGTAAGAGAAAAGGATAGAAGAGGAGTAAGATGTGGATGATAGACTTATCAAAGGTAGTTGGTTAGATGAATACCTAGAATATACTAGGAGGCAGGAAAGTCCTGAGATTTTCCACAAATGGGTGGGGCTGAGTATTGTAAGTGCTGCACTGGAACGAAACGTAGTGTTGGATATGGGAGCGTACAAGGTCTATCCTAATCTCTATGTGATACTAGTGGCAGGCTCTGCTAAGTGTAAGAAGACAACAGCTATGAGAATTGGACGGGACTTACTCAAGCTGCTTACGAAGAAAGTCAGCATTTTTGCACAGAAGTTAACGCCGGAAGCACTTATACAGAGATTGGCGAGGAGAAGGAAAGTTAGGGGTAAGGAAGTTGTGCAAAATTCTACCTCCCTAATTTATGGTGCTGAGTTAGCTGTATTCTTGGGAAAGGAAAGATACAATGAAGGTCTTATACATCTCCTGACTGACTTGTATGACTGTCCTGATGAATGGGAATATGAGACTAAGCATGGAGGACTTGAACAGCTATCAAATGTACTTATTGGAATGCTTGCAGGGAGTGCTCCAAAGTTACTCAAGGGATGTCTCTCAATAGATATGATTGAAACAGGTTTTCCTGAGCGCATTCTATTTATTTATGCAGATACGCCTCGTCCTCCCATTACTAAGCCTACCCTACCTGTTTTCAGTAAGAAGAAGTTGTTGCATGATTTGAATATTATTAGAGAGATGAAGGGTGAGTTTGAATGGGGGCCTAATGCGTATGAGTGGTATGATGAGTGGTATCAGAAGAGATTTGTTTCTAAAGATACACCTGAGTTGCTAAAGGGATATTTGTTTAGGAATCATACTACGTTACTGAAAGTAGCGATATTGCTCTGTGCAAGTGAGAGGGATGATAGAGTGATGCAGCTTCCGCATTTGATAAAGGCATTGGAGTTGTTGAAGGAGACAGAGACTTATGTGTATAATGCGATAAGAGCGATTGAAGAGAGTGCAAAGGGAAGTGATTTGCAGAGGATTTATGACTATGTAGTAAGGAAGGGAGAGGTGGAAGAAGCAGTAGTACTACGAGCATTTAGCCATATGTTTACTGCGAAAGAGACGAGAGAATATTTGCGAAGTTTAATAGATAGCGAAATGGTTAGGGACTATCCCAAGCACGTTGAAGGGAAGAAGAAGCAGCTAATGATGTATGCACCGATGGAGGTAAGTTGATGGTGACATTAAAGTTTAGAGCATTTTGTAAGAAGTGTACGGGTAAAGCACATTTTGCGTTGGGAGAGTTCGATGACAGTCTCATCCTTGCAGCCTTTTCTACAGAAAGAAGTACAGGATATACTTGCCCCGTAATGGGACATGGACACTATATAGATGAGGATGTGATTGTAGAAGTAAGCGTAAATGGAGGGAAATGGGAGGAGGTAGAAGATAGTTAAATGGATACAAGTAAAAAGTATATTGAAATGTGCGAGAGGGCAGGAGAGATACAGAAAAACCATGTTTATACAACTGGTGATTGGGCTTATGATGTCACATATAAAGGAGTAGGTGTGTTTACACAATATGCTAAAATACTTCCTGAACATAGTGGAGTTGTCGCATTCAATTATGTTCAAAAATTAGATGAAAGTTGCATTGATGGTGTATCTTGGCTCCCTCGTCAAGACCAGTTGCAGGAGATGGTAAATGGTAATGAAGTTACTCCTGCTTATTCTTCAACAACGTTTCGTTTATATCATGCTCCTGCTGTTACACCTACAGCAATAACTTATACTGACAAACCTCAATTTACAACTATGGAACAACTCTGGCTAGCATTTGTAATGAAGGAACGCTACTCAAAGGTATGGTCTACTACGAAGGAGGAGTGGGTTGCTCAACAGGTGGAATGACTATCGTGCCCTTCTTCAGCATCACTGTAACATCCTCTGTCATTTGGCGAGCATTCTTCAACATAGCTTGATAGTATTGCAGACCTTCAACATAGTTTTTGTTCAAGTCCTTCAATGACTTATTCTCACCTTCAGTCCAATTACGCTGAATCCTAATACTTTTCATCTCCCATTCATGCCCACCTATTCTATAGCTCATGTAAGTGACAGCACAGACTAGTAAGCCTATGACTATAAAATAACCAATGCGTGAGAATTTACTATTTTCTAACATTTAACATACTCCCTTCACGATTAGGTTCATGATACGATTCATGTTATCCTTCCTCCTTATCATGAAAACTTTCAGGAGTTTTCTGTTCTGGCCCACCTCCACTTACTCCAGATGGTATTGTGTAGTTCATCTTATTTCCTCCCCGTCCTCTAGTGAGTAGATGTCCTCGCTAGGATCATTCAAGAAGTCAAAACTGCCAGCCTCATTCCACCCACTAGGAATAGTAGTTATCTCGTTCTTAGAAACATATACTTTGTTCATCGTTTCCCTCCACACCCCCACCACCATTGCCTACAGCACTTACCTAGGTTGTCTGTAAGATTGGGTGGCACACTTACACTTATAATTGTCATTGTTATATCTACTTCCTCAAAATACCCTCAGCAGGGTGTAGTGAATTAGTTAAAATAAGTGTAGTCACTTTTTCTCATACCACTGACATGCAATAACTTTATCCTCCTCTTTAACATACGTATTTTTACAATCCTTCTTATCATGCTTACAACTGGCACAGACTTCTTTACTGGTCATAACCATTCCCAGTCCCTCAACAACTTAATGACCATTTATATAGTAATGTTTGTCCTTTTCTTATATCTTTACGAGCACACTTTAAGTGATACTTTGTAGAGCTAGTATTCATTTTTCTATGTATAAACATCTGACTGGAAGGATGTAACTCTTTTCTACATCCAGCACATATTTCTTTAGGGGTCATAACCACTCCCATTCTCTGAGCATCTTATATCTCTCATTCACTCGCTTGGAAGTAGCACACCATACAGAGAAGGGCATGACTAGATTTTGACGTGTACGAGTAAGTCGTCTGCCTGTCTCTCGTGGTGTTTCGCCTCTCGCCGTAACATATCCTACTCTCTCTACTAGTCCCTTGTAATAGTGCTTGTTATCTCGTTCTACTAAATTACTAATCCACAAATGCTTCTTGTTAGCCCTCTCATAGCCAAGCAAAGGTAGGTCATACGTACTCAGGACAAAAGGATTGAGTAGAATAGGCAACTGTTCACTCCACTTCCCATACATCTCTAGCACGTTCTTGGCTCCAGTCACTACAGCCCTCAAGTTATTTGTCAGGTTAGACATGGCTTCAAATACCATAGGACGAAAGATGCAGTCTATCTGCCAGCTATACACAGCCTCCTGTGAGATACCAACACTCATAGAAACTGGGCCTTTGTAGTCCATCTTCTTTAGGGCTACTTCAAACTTTCGTAGTGTCTCTTTGTAAAGTTTTGATTGATGGGACAGAAGATGCATAATGTTGCCATCAAGTATAAGGTAGGAGGGTATCATTACTTCGCCTCCATTGAACCATCCCTCTACTTCTAGTGTGAAGGTGTAGGGAAGTTCACGTACAAGTGACACTAGTTTGTATTCGTTAAACAACTCTAGCATGGCTGTCGCATCCTCCATCCCTGTAGTGAAATAGGAGGGGAAAGTAGTTGTTTCGATGGCATACTTAGTGCCATCCTCTACTATATCGGTTGAGACTTCACCCTCCTGGGCTATGTGGAAAGGAGGTGTAGTTATGTCCATTACTTTTAGTACACGAAGCATATATTCCTTGTCAGTAATGATGGTATAGATGCTCTCAGTAATGCCAATAAAGTTATGTGTAGTGTGGTGGAAAGGAATTACTGTGTTGGCGAGAACGATGTCTGCATGTTCCTTTCTAGCGTCCTTAATAGAACTAAGGTAGTGTGCATCATAGCCCTCATCCTTTACCCTCTCTGCTAAGTTAGTGAGATAGTTTGCTTCATCTATTATTAGGAACTTCATGCTTATTAATCCATTTTACAATTTCATCCAACTTATCAAAAACTCGTAGCATTATTTTTACATTATATGCTTCCTGTGAAGCTGTTTGCTCAGTTATGTGTACATCTATCTCTTTCACTTAACTCTCCATAAAGGTAGTTTGCTTCGTCAATGATTAGGAATTTCATTTTTTCTGTCCACTTCTCTGCCATTAATCCAGCTTATTATTTCGTCTATTTTATCCATAACTATTCCTATCTTTTCTTCTTCCTTGTAAATCCATTTTCCTCTGTCTAACTTTTCCATTGTTCTCTCCTTTATCCTTCCAAGTTTGTTACTGGTGATTCTATCAACTAAATAACTTTCCCTGAAATAAAAACTCATGTTGAACTACTGGAATCTGCTCTAGATGGAATAGGTCTTTCTTAGTAAAGTAGGCTATGCTCCAACCTTGAATCCAATTGGTTGTAGCCTTAGTGTACTCAAGTTCTAGGTTGCACATGCACATCCCCTCATAGTAGCCATGTATGCCATCAAGTTGCTGCTTTAGATAATTCCCACCTTTATGACAGTGGACAATAATGCCATTCCCACCCCACTCAGTAAAGTGTTTCTTAGCTGTCACGCCAGAGACAATGCTAGACCAAAGACCGTGATGAATAACAAAACCATGATGAGTAGTTGGCTTGTCTCGATACCTTCCACAATACTTTATTCCCTTTTTGTGCAACTCAAGCAGAGCTGGAATTGTTAGACAGCGCAGACCATATAGTTCTGGATATTGATGAAGATACCTTTGTAGTCTGTCCTCATGATTTCCATCCATAAACAATACTTCGTCTGCATAGGAGACAAGTTCATCTAGCATCTCACCAGCAAGGTCTAAGTCCTCCTGCAACTTTCCACTCTTTCGAGGGTTCTTTATATATTTGCTAATATGATACCAGTCGAGATAGTCACCCATGATCCACAATTTGTGGGGTTTGAAAAACTTGAGAAACTTTATAAAGACTTTGTGTAATTCCTTGTCGTGGTAGGGTATGTGAGCGCAACCCATAAAGAGATTACGTTCATAGTTATCGTCATCAAAAAGGGATGGTTTCGCCCATCCCCGTCTCATACATAACTTTCGGATAGCATCATCAGATATATCAGCTTGAAATTTATCTCTGATTAAATTTGAAAGGTTATGCCAGCCCAACTCTTTGTAATGCTTTTGTATGAACTGTTCTATCTCTGGTAGCATAGTTGTCTGATATTGCTCGTAACATATGTAGTATAGCAGTTATGTAGAAATTGTCAAGGGTTAGGGCCACAGACTCCACGTATGTAGAATCTTCTCAATCCACTCTCTATCATCCTCTGTAGGATAGCCCTGTTTAATAAGTTCTAGCTTCTCTGCAAACCTTCTACGCTGTTTAGCCAAGCGTTTCTGTTTATCCTGCAATCTCTGTACTCTGTTGTAACCTGCTCCAAGGTTGTGCAGGCGAAGGAGTTGATTGTTCATGTCTCTCATCCTGCCATCCAGCTCCCATACTTTGTTTTGAGTGTCCCAAAAGTCAGACCTCTCAGCAGGATAGGTAAATACTCCTTTGATAGCTTCGTCTACAGAGACATTCCTCCTCCATCTGCCTGCCCAATCTGTTTCTACACCTTCAGTCAGCTTTCTGTAAGCATCATAAGTCTTCTTTGTTTGAAGTCCTGCAGGGATGAAGATGGGCACTGAATTGGATAGTTTTCTCTGTGCATCTTTCTGTAGTTCATAGTCATTAGTCATCAGACCGTAAGCGTTCTGTCCAAGAGCAAGGGTAAGGCTTAGAGTGGGAGCTAGATAAGTAGGCATAACACCTGGGCCAAAAGTCTTTCTAAAGTCTACCCTAGCAAACTTATACATGCTGTAGATAAAGAGGGAAGCTATGATGAGATGTTCAAGGAGTCGGCCTCTGGCATAGGCAGGGAGTTTGTTTCCTGCTGTGTCGTAACCTGTAACTGTACCGTGGACAAGTTCAGGGAGGTAGTTGGTGAAGTAGTTGATAGGCCAAGTTTGAAGCATACCAGCCATACGCCCTACTCCTCCACCCTGCCACATGAAACGAGGCATGTCTATAGGACGATAAGAGTATTGAGATACTTTAGCTATTCTGTCCGCATACTTAATGACTTCCTCTGGAGGAAGATTCATAGCAACTGCATCTCTAGCACCGGCAAGAAAGGCAACAGAAACATTGAGCCAGTCAACCAGCTTGTAAGGTTCCATTCCCTTCTGTAACCATTTACTCACATCTTTTGGGTCAAATGCCTCCATAGGGAAACGTTCAGTTAATACTTGGCTCTGCTTCAGTAGATATTGTCCTTTAGCAGTAAAGAGGTCTCCTACTGCTTGACCATAGTGGATGGGGTTGTGAAGGAGAGGAGGAATGAGTAATTGCTGTGTAAGGTTCTTTCCTACAATAGCTATGTTGAAAGCTATTGCGCCTCCATAGCCCAAGCGAGTAAAGACGTAACCAGCAGTTTTCATAGGATTTGCGCCAAACGAGACCTTACCCTTGGTGGCTCGTTCCATGAAAGAAGTAAAGTTGTGAGTTGTGGCATTTATTATCTTGTCAAGTGGAGGCTGTTGCTTCAAAACAGCGTAGCTGAGCCAGTCGTTGATGTAGGCTCTGGATGTTTCAGGATAGGCACTGACGAGAGGACGTACTTTCTCCAGGGCTGGTTGCATGTGGATTCGACGAAGGTCAATGTTGGTTACTGCTCTCATAGCCTTCCATACATCCTCTACCAATCCCTGCTTCTTTCCTAGTCGTTTAAGGAGAGTGGGTGTAAATATTTCTTCAGGTACTTTTAGCCCTAGTGCACTTATCATTGCATCAGTAAGAGGAACATCCTTATGAGCCTCATCTGTGAAGGGATACTTTTCTCTAAGCTCTCGTTGAGTGGAGGCTTCAAAGAGGTGGTAGATGTAGTTCTCAAGTCTTCTCTCAGGAGGCAAGCCTAGTCTGTCTGCATAGTCGTCAAGAATAGTACGAAGTTCTGTTGCTGCTACTGTCTCTTCAGGACTTAACACCACAGTTTCAGGTAGCGTACCATTGAGGTAGTGAAATAGTCTCTGTTGAGAGCCTTTAACCCCTTTAACACTTTTCTTCAGCTCAGTAAAGAGATGAAACTTATCATGTGCTTCTCGTTGGTATGCTATATATGCTGTCTCTACTGGGTCATAAATTTCTTCCTTTGCTCCAATACGTTCCATTTCTCTCCATGCAGGTACAACCCATGACTCAACTCCTGCAACTCTTCCCTTGGTGAAGAAGTGGCTAGGTAGAAGGTCGCCTCTGTGAGCTGGTATGTAGGGCTTATGTGCAGGAGTAAGAGGAACAGCTTTCATCCCTTCAATAAGTGCAGCAGCTTCTCTTTCGTCTAATGCCTCTACTGTTGGTTTGTCTGCAAAGGCCATGGTAGCTTTTTTCATCAGCCGAGGGCTAAACTTCTTTTCACCTTGAAGACTCTGAATAGTTTGCATCTGGTGGTCAGTGATGGGTGAGATTACTTCTTCCTTAACGCCTGGCTTCATAACAGGCACTTCTACCTTTTTCTCAGGCAACTTAACTGCTCCAACTGCCCTTTCTCTGATTGGAGGTAGTGCCACTTCAGCCTCAGCAAGAGGACGTTCTGCAAACTCTCTCTTCACCAACTCCTTAACAGGTACATCTACTTCTCGCTTAGGTATGGTAAAGGAATTAAAGGCTTTAAGTTGCGGAATAGCAGCAGCAATGAGCTTGAGAGATTGGTCTATCATAGTTTCTGCTACTTGAGGCTTGAAGGTGGTAGGAAGTCCTGCTACAATATGTTTTCCAATATCTATTGCAGTTTTGTCTATTGCTGTAGATGTAGGAACAGTAGCTCTAAGTTGTGTCTTGGCAAGTCTCTCAATGGCTACTCGAAGGGGGTCTCTCTTTACTGTCTCAACAACAGCAAATGGAGCTTTAACTTGTCTAATAACTTCTGCCATTCCTCCTCGTTCAAACTGCTTTGCTAATACAGTCATAGAAGGCGGAGTGGTAGGACGTCCTTTAACTAAAGGAAGTACCACCTCTTCACCTGTTACTTTCTGTGCAGGAACACGTCTAATTCCAGTGGCTGGATGTCCAGGATATTTAGGTTCTGTAGTGTAAACTTGATATTGTCCAGGCTCAGTAAACTTAGGCTTAATTTCTCTTATAGCCTTTGTAACAGTCTTTTTAAGAACTTTGTTATATTTGAAAGCATTCCTTATGTCAGCTAAACTTGCTACACCTGTCTGGATGAGGGTGTAGAGGAAAGGTGCAATAACACCAATCTGTGCTCCTGTAAGTATCTGCCTCTTCCAATCCTGCTCTTCCCACTCAGCCAAATCCTCCTGACCTGGAAGGAGACGAGCAATGGTTGTCCAACTTCTCCCCCAGTTTGCCAGTGAAAGAGGGTCATAAGGACTACTAGTTCTAGTTAGCTCCCCTGCCCTTTCTATACCTCCAACAATAGTCTGCCAAGGAGTAGTTTCTTCTTCTATGAGAGTGTCATCAAACGACCTTTCACTTAAAAGCATCCTGTCAAACTCATCCTCTTCACCTAGAAGAAGGTCATCGAAGGTTGGCATAGCTTACTCCACAACCGTCTTTAACTGTTCTTTATAATCCTCTATACTCATACCATACTTCTTAAGGTACTGATTAACTTTCTTTCTACTTCCCGTCTCTCCATAGATTCTATTAACCTCTGCTCTAATCTCGTCAAAGGAAAGTCCCTTGTAAGTTTTAGTAGGACGGGGTATTCCACCTACTTCTGCTGTCTCACTAAGAGACTGATTCCACATATCTCTAAACCAATCAAAGTAAGGTCTACCTTTCTCTCCAGCAAGCGTTTCAGGCAAGGTTACACCTAACAGAGAAGGAGCTGTCTCTAACCATTTCATCTTCGTTTCAGGTGAGATAGACATATTTAGACGAATCAGGTCAAGAAGCGTATTTGCTGCCATAACCTTTTCTTCCTCACCATACATTCCATAAGTAGGTTTGTGAGTGGCAGTAGCACGAAGCATCATGTCCATAAGCTCATCCATCTCTTCCCCTGCCTCACCCTGCGCTTCACCTTCTCTCTTTAACTCTAACTCCTCTTCTGCAAGCCCTAGTTTTGCCCAACCTAGTCCTAGCTCTGCTCCTCTAAGCCTTGCTTGCTCTCCTGCAATACCAGCTTCAGTAATAGGAACCTCTAACAATGCCCTTCCTAGCTCACCAGCCTCAGTTATTTCCATCATCTTAATTGAAGTCTCTTTCAGCAAATCCTCTGGAGACTTAGCTGCACGAGCCTTTATAAGTTCAAAACGAATCTTCTCATCCGTCTTACCCTTTTCAGTAAAGAGGTCTATTCCAGCCTTGTAGGATAACCACGCTTCAGCATCATCTACATTCATCATATTAGGTGTAGTAAAGGGATCATACTTTGCCTCTACCTGAGCTTTCAATGTTACATAAGCTATTGCTTCCTCAGCAGTTTGAGGCATATACCCTGCTGTATATCTCTGTGTAATGAGCTTCCTATCACCTGCCTCAATCTCTGCCTTACTCATCCTCTCCTTCGACTCATTCGTCAACACACCTAACTCACGTATAAGTTCCTGTTTCTCTATATCCGTAGCATTTTTACTGTTCTGAATATCTCTCCTTATGTCCGCTTCGTCCATTGTCTCATCATACCCAACATCTGCTATATATTTCTTTATATCATGTCCATACTTCTCTATATCATACCCAACAAGCAAGGCATCAGTTCTTCTGTCTGTAGCCTCTACCTTCAGAGCTTCTGCTTTATTGACAAGTTGCTGCTTCTCTATAGCAGTTAAGTTGGCACTATCCTGTATATCCTGTTTTATCCTTTCAACATCAATCACCCTATCATACGCCTTATCTGCAATGTACTTCTCTATGTCAGCTTTATACTCTATTACATCATATCCTTTACTCTGCACTTCAATTCCAAATATTGTAGCTTTAATCTTTCTATCTTCCTGCTCATACTCCATTTCGTAGTAAGCACTAGGAGAAGCTAATTCACTTTCCCCTGTATCAAGATTAGTTACGTAAAGATTTCCCTTTGCATCTACCTGAGGTTCAAATCCTTTAGGTACTTGACTAATATCTATACGATTAATTACTTCCCCTGTAGCTCTATTGGTAACAATCATCTCAGCTCCAGAGACACTAGTTTCTGGTTCTGAATATATAACCTCACCCGATGGAGTTATGAGGGTAGCACTGCCTATTTTAACTTGTGGAGCCTTCATCACTCCCTCACCTGGACGAAGCACTGTCTCTTCCAGTCCTGCTACTATAGGAGCCTGATACCTTGGCTCACCAGTAAGAGGGTCAATCCAAGCTCCTTCTACCTGTGTGCCAGGAACGACCATAGGTTCACCCTGAGCACTTAGAAGTATTTCTCCCAGTCCCATCTGAAATGGAGCCTGTGCTTCCTCTTCTGCTAAGGTCATTTTTCTCTCAAGGATGAGTTGCTGTGCCTTAGCCAGCTCAGTTTGTTCCTTCAACTGCTCCCTTTGAAACTCAAGTTGTTCCCACTGGAGGGAATCATCCTCTACAGCTCCACCCCTAACACCTGCTCCTACACCTGCTCTACCTTGAGCACCTAACTCCTCAGCAAGACCTGTCTGTGTTTCCATCTGACGTATCTGTGCTCGAAGGAGGGCGTTTTGTAGTTCCTCTCTTTGTGGGTCTATGTATCCCCAATATGGCGCAGGCATTTAAATCACCTCCCCCCTCTAGGATAACTGTAAACTCCCATCATAGGAATACCTAGAAGTTGTGCTAACATCTGCTCTCTCTGTCCTCCTCGTTGCATCTGCATTCCATACTGTTGCATACCAAGTCCTGCAGCACCAAGAGCTTCCTGTGCTCCTAAACCTGCAGCTTGCATAGCCTGTCCACGTCTCTGCATTCTATACTGCTCACCCATTCCAGCCAAACTTTCTGCCAGTCCTGCACCAGCCCTAGCTTCCTCACCTGCACGCATAGTAGACCAGAGAGTTCCAGTTGCACCTGCTGTACCTCGTATACCTGGCAATATCTCTTCCCTAAACTGTCTCATAGCTGGCGCACTCATCCTCTCAATTGCCGTTCTCTCTTCCTCTGGCGAGACTGCCATCATCCTACTCAACGCACCAGCTCTTTCTCCTGCTCCACCGAGACCAACAGGGCCATAAGTAGGGCCAGGCCCGCCTCGCATTAGTTGAGAGAGAATAGTCTGTTGCTGTCCTGTAAGGGTTGGATATTGACCAAATCGAGGTCTTCTACCACCTCTCCCTCCACCAATCTCTGTACGTGTACTCTTACCCCAACCTTTTTGACCAGGGTAATAATGAGGCCCTGCCCTCTGACCAGTTCCCCTTCTTGCTGCTCCAACTCTATACTCACCATATCCACCTGTCTGAAAACCGCCTCCTGCTGCCATTCCCCGTCTAGGAAAACTTGTATAACCTTGTGTGAAAGCCATCTAAAACACCTCCTATGTTAAAGCTAAATATTTCATAGTTCCTGCTACATTTGCATAAAGTCTATATGTACTGTTACTCTTATAGAAAACTACCTCACCTTCTTCACAATCACTTGTAGTGGGAACAGTAGTGTAGACTCTATGCTGTATCCTGCCGTTAGAAACATCATCATAGACACGTTTAACAAAATCACTGATAGCTGCATGTAGTTCTTCTAAGTACCTGTGTACTTCTGGTGTATCAATCTCTTTAGGTATCCTTGGCAGAGCTATAGTAGGTTTAGTCTTCAGTGCCATTTAACAACCTTGTACAACTAATTTGACACCATTGGGGTCTAAGAAACGCAAATACTGTTGAATAGTCTCATCAGTAGCAGGTTGAGGAAAATAACTCAAATCTTCCATAGCACCAAGAGCAAATCTATAGTGTGATTCACCTCCAACAGTTACATCATCAGCACTTATAGCCATCTCTACCCACGTATTTACATCAGCAGAGGTAAATGTTCTTGTAGCAATTAAAGTCCCTCCACTGTAGTCATTTTCATCTACTGCATCTCCATAATCATATTTGTAAATGCGAAGGATTGAATCAACAGTTGTATTTTCTAAATCAACGTCAGTAGCATATACCTTTATTATTGCTGATTCTACATAAACTAAATCACTAGTATTATAGTAATTAAACAGTTGTCTTCCCTCAATTCCAAAAATGTCACCAGTGTATTTTGCATACCAATTCAAATAATGCTGTTCATAAGTAGTATAATTGGGACTATCCTCATAGAGAGTTTTTGCTTGTGTATAAGTACCTCCTACACTTGTGGTTGCTGTTCTGTTTAGTGTAATAAAATCATCTTCCTGTGGATTATAAGTATGCTCAGCAATCTGACACCACGCTTTATCATAGTCAGTCCCACTGATGTTGATTGTAAAATTTGTAGCATCATACTTCATTTCACCCCAATCAAGTGTTTTGTCAGGAAAGAGTATGTTGCTATATCTCATGTCTAGGAACATGTCAGAGAAAGGATACCAAAGGCAACGATTCAATTTCCATAAGTAACATGACCAATAGTTTTCTATCTTTGCTTCAGGGTCAGGACAGCAAGCTCTTGGTATATGTGGTGGAATGGGAAGAGTGGGAATTTGTGGTGTTTTCATCGTGCTCCCTTTGGCAAAAATACTGGCTGCCACCATTTTATTTCAAACGTTTCACCAGAAGTGCTGTTGCGAAAGCGGAACTGGATAGCACGGGCATAACCAGGGTCGAATGGAGCGTGGTAGTAAGCAAATGAAGTAGTGAGAGTGTGGTCAGCTATTTTTGTCCATGTGCCTCCATCAGTTGTTCTGTAATAAGTGCTAAGAGTATCGTCCTCACCGCCTTTCCCCTCAAATCTAAACTCTCCTGCACGCATAAAGCGAGAAGGTTCTTGAGGGAGAGTGAAGAAAATTGAGTCCCAGTAGGCATCAATTGCTGTAGAGCCATCGTTGGTAGCTGTGTGGTTGTAGTAATCTATAGTAGGAGTACCCGTACCTACTAATACGTTCCAGTTATCATGTTCCATTCCACAGAGACCATCTTTACTATCCTTATACCAACAGTAACCTTCGAGGCAGCCTCCATACTTGATAACGTACACAGTATCAGGAGTCTCGTTAGTAGTTGGAATAAAGAGCCATGCTTCATTCAGTCCCTTATCAACGACAAAGAAACTGTTGTAATAGTAAGTCTTGTGAATGTTTGTTTGAATGTCAGTGTTAATAGGGTCTCCTACAGGAGTACAACTTAAGCCTCCAGCAAACTCCTGCACAGTGAAATCATCAGCTAGAAAGAGATGCCTGTCTCCGAGGTTGGCAATAGCATTCTGAGCAGCCAAGCCAACTTTCGCTACGAGGGGGTCAAAACGAAAGATAGTTGTACCTCCTATGTAGGTCATCCTAACAATTTCATGTTCACAGTAAATAAGCATATCATCTGCATGTTCTTCAGCCCCTACTATGTGTCCTCCCCTTCTACCGTAAATGTAGTTAGAGCCTGAACCGCCACCATCAATGTCTTCACAGTCAGCAGAAATTGTCCACTGAATTCTCTGTTTTTCTTGCTTCCAGCTAGTAGTATACGTTCCTACATTAAAGAGGCAGAGATGGCCCTTGTAGTAGCGAACTACCTTTGCTCTCAATACATCAGAGTTGAGAGTGAGGTTAGCAATCTTGTCAGCTACCGCAGCTTGAGTATTATCCCATATTTTCATCCTCACCAAATTGTCAGCAAGTATTATCACTTCTGTTCCATCACTTTGCACTGCTGGACACCAACTCAGTTGAGAGTAGGCAGTTTGAGCTTCTGAGTCAGCTGAGTTCCATTCATCCTCATCTGAGTCATAGAGAAAGTATTGAGTGTTAGTGGCATTTTGAGAAAGAGCAACTATGTCATCATCCCAACCAAAAGGAGACTGACAGAGACCAGTTACCCTTCCTGGTATGTTAGTATTGCCTGCATCGTCTATACTGAAAGCTGCAAACCCTGTGCGCTTCTTCAGTATGCCATTCTTTATAGTTACATTCCTACAATCTGATGCCGACCTAGGATCGAGAGCCATGCTTGGAGCACGGAACTCAAGCATCTTGGTAGGCATAATGATTGCAGGGCTTAGGAGTCTATCACTCTCTTGCGCCATTCTCTATATCCTTGAACTCAACATGATGGAATATTTCATCTGCCTTTTCTCTACAACCAACACACAAAAGCTGGTGATGAAAGGAGCCAACATGCAAATGACCAGTATAGAAACGTATCTGCATCAGCTTTTCTACAGGCATAAGTCGTTTACAACGAAAGCATTCACCATAGTCGAGAGTCATCCTAACTGCCACAACAGTACTCCACAAGCGAATACTAAAGGCGCTATTTTCATAATTATTTCATATATCTTAGCCTTTGTCTTTATCTCAAATATCGTTGACGCTATTATGCCACCAGCACCAATCGCCATAATTATTAGTCCCATTTTATCGTTCTCCATTTCACATAGTAGTATCCACAGAATTGGTAGAGATGTGCCTTCTGTCTCTTTTCACACATCTGACACTGTCTCTCTTCGCCTTCTCTCAAAGGAACATAGAGCCAGCTATGGAACCCCAACCAACATAGCATTATCTTGGCCCCCGTACCCAACCTGGCTTCAGATGGTAGTCAGTCATATCTGCTCCTGGAGTAACAGCAGTAGTGAATGGTTGAGCCTTCAGTTGAAGGTCATACTTATTAGCATCCCTATCGGCTGTAATTGTAGAAGTAAGGAGGTCACGGTAATCTGCCTTAAACCTTCGTATATCCTCCTCCAAGTTGAGAGATAGAACAGTGAGCCAGTCAGCACACTTTATAATTACTTCATCCATATAGAGAAGGTCAGACTCAGTAGTTCCAGATATAGTATCTGCCCACTTATACCAATTCATATGCATAGTATAGGCAGCATCGGGAATGGGAGAGAGGTCAAAGAATCGTCCTCGTATGATGTAGTAAACAGGAGTGCCTTCTGAGTCATCTTCAGGATAAGGACGACGGAGATTTTGAGTACGAGGAGTGAGAGGATGAAACTTGCGCTTGGTAGCAGACTCACATAGACGAAGGCCGTAGAAGGATTTGAGGTTGCTAGGAATACTGTATGTTTTTGTCTCAGCAACTGTATCTCTATAACTCTCCATCATTAGACAAGTGAAGTCGTGATGCATAACAGAGGCATCTCTCTGTATGATGTGTTGTCCTCTATTAATATATGTTCCTATCTCCGTACCCTTGTCCGTTCTACCAGTGTCTTCCTTAACTTGAGTTACAAGCTCAGTAAACGTAAGTGCCATGTTAGTCCTCCAAAGGGAAGGGGCAGAGGCAAATGACCCCCACCCCTCAATTTCATCTTATGGATCACAGGTCAGGAACACATAGCCAAAGTCAGCATCCGTATCAGTAACATCAGAGGTTAGTTCCAGGACATGCGCACACTGAAAATAACCAGCACTTTGTTTGACCAAATCACCTGTTGCGTTAACTGCAAATGCTGCTTCAGCAGTATCAGCTCCAGAGTCTGTAGCAGTCGTAATCTTAACTCCTGCTGGCCCCCAAGTCTGTAACCAGAAGTAGTATCCATCTGAAATGTCAATGAGAGGAATACCAGCTCCAGCAGACGTAACTGCAGAGTTTGGTGCTATACCAAAGTACGGATTTGACCACAGAGTTACATCAGTATCAGTGATAGACCATGCAGTCAGAAGTCCTGGCTCGTAAATGGTAACTAGACCAGTTGCGTTAGCTGCAATAGCAGCATTACTTTTTATAACATACTGGTCTCCAGCTCCAGTTCCACCAGTCTTATGCACAATCAACATTCCTTCTGCATACTGGTCTTTAACAAATATAGTAGCAGCTTCTATGGTTAGCTCTGTAGTACCAATTCCATGAGCCACAGTTACAGTATCCTCTACATCAGTATCTACAGCATATATTTGCATCAATCCAGCTGAAGTTCCACCTTCATGCTTTGCATAATGGAATGTTCTATTCCCAACCTTTAATCGCTTCCCTATTGTAGTTGTAGGAGTTACACTTTCTGCATAAACACTTTGCCCAACTCCTATATGTCCCAACGACCAACCGCTACCTGCGCCTGGTAATGCTTGTTTAATTGTCTCTGTTCTTGCGGGTATAGTCATTTAACTATCCTCCATTTAGTTTTTCTTGCCTCAACAGTCCGATTGGTTTCAGGCTGTGAAGGATATTGGGGACGCACTTCAATACGTCCCCGTTGCATTATTCTTAGTCAATATTAAACACAACTGCCTGTGCATTTCGCTTACTCGTAACCAAATTACCACTTACCACTATCTGTGCATACCTGTCCAGTGTATCAGGAGCCACTTTCCATTCTGTCATGTCAAAGTTTGCCCCTGCTTGTGCTACCCAATTGAGATACTTGGTATTAAGCATGTAGAGATGTCCAGCCGTACAAGATGGAGAAGTGATGATTGGAAGCCCACGCCAAGTCAAGTTCTCAAAGCCAGCATCACCTAAACTTTTGTTGACAATAGCTTTGATGTCTATACATTCATCATCATACCAATCCAATATTTGGTCAGTAGTGACGAAGATGTCAGGCTTGTCAGCTCCATTCTTTGCTTCTCGGAAAGCATATTTCCAACTCTCCATCATGTTTAGAGAGACTACAGGGCCATCAGTATCCATGTCTCGATAGACATTTTTCCAGTATTCATTACCACTACTACTTGAGTCAATTCCACCAACATCAGTTACAGGAGACGCCACTGCTGTCTGAGGAGTATCACTACAGATAATCTTCAGACCATTAAATGCGAGTCCACTCTCTCCAGAACCATCACCAAAAAGATATGTCTCCATCAGCTCAATCATAGAGAGTTTTGCCACATCAAGCTCTACCTGCATCTTACTGATAATCTTAGCCCTGCCCCGATTTATCTGCTCATCAATCATGTATCTAATCAGACCTACAACCATGTATTTCCAGTCGTATCTAGCCACATCGAGCTTGTCAGTCTGACTAATTGGAATACTTCCACCTTTCTGATACATGGCAACAGTAGCATTCCTGCCACGTAGGAGTGGAACAGTGAGATATTCTCCACCAGTGTAATCCTCAGTTACTCTCCCTTTTTTCTTCATCCAGAAGTAGAAGGGGGTTGCATCAAAGAGGTTATCTATCACTTCTTTCTTCTGCTCACGCCATGTGGAAATCCACATGTCATCCATGACTTCTCTAAAGTAAGCCATCTTTTTTTCCTATATTGAAAGAGCCTACTGTTTAGGAGGAGGGAATTTCTCATCAATTCCCATCTCATCCCATTTTTTAGAGACATTTTCCTTCAGCGTCATCTTCTCAGGAGGAACAGGTGCATTACTAGCCCCCGTTGGTTTCTCAGTCACCGTCTCCTCAGTCTTCTGCTCAGTCTTTTGACTCTGCACAGTCTCTCGTCCCTTCTGAATGAGATACATGTCAAGCGCAGTTGGGCCTTCGTTTATGATGCGAGAGGCATCCTTACCCATAAGTTTGTCATAGGTTTCAAAATCCTTGTACTTTCCCTTGACATCCTTAATATCCCTGTCAATTTGATACCTTTTCGTATCTTGTGACACTTGGTCTATTCGAGGGCCAAGACGCTTATCCATTTCCCCAAGTAGCCAAGTAGAGTATTCCTTTCTATCCATACTCTCAAGGTCTACTTCTTTCTCGCCTGTACGCCCTGCTGCAAAGTCAGTTGGTTGGAAGGTTTGAGGAGGTTGCTTCTGAGAAGTCAGAAACTCCTGATACTGAGGGCTGATAATTGTCCCCTGCAAGTCACTCACCTTAGAAGTAAGGTCAGCAACTGTGTCCTTACTCTGTTTCAGCTCTTCCTTTAATTGTTTCACTTCGTCTGCTCCACTCGCCGGAACAGGTGCATTAGTTTTTTTGTCATCTGTCGCCATCGTTCAATACCTCCTTGTTTGTCGCCAACACTCGCTTATGCAATCTATAAGCTAAGCGTAAGATTTTCATTCCATCCCTAATATCCTTCCCTGTCCAGAGAGGCGGTTCAAACTTGTACTCGAAACTGTCTCCCTTTAGAAGAAGGACTACTCGCCGTTGATTCTCTCGTAGGGGCCTAGTACTCTTGATAGGCTTCCCTAATCTAGCCATGTCTCGCCTCCTTGCTGTTATTGCTGTATAGTGAAATAGTCAACTTCGTTATTGCAGAATAGCTTCTTTAATGAAATACGCCCTGACCGTCTGTATACAGCCAGAGCGTATATTTCGTCAGGAGCTACCTGACTTTAGCAACAATACCTATTAATACGTATTAGTAATCTAACAACTTACTCCTAAGTCCCTTGCGCTTACACACTTCCCGTAGCTTACGTTTGCTTTCTATGTAAGCATCAGGGTCATCTTCATCTCCAAGACTTTCCCAGTATCCTCTATGTTTGTGAGAGATGTCTGGCATATAACCAATACTACGATACTTCTTGTTTTTGTCCTTGCTCATCGTCTCCCTCTAAATGCTTGTGCAAACTCACCCATCCCTTCAACCTGTGCAGGCATTCCTCCTGCTTGAGCCTCCTGTGCCAATAGCACTCTATCTGTATCTATCCAATCATATAGCTTCAGCACATTCTTTAGTAACTCTCTTATGTTAAGATGCTGAAGAACAACTTCATTTGCTCCTAGTCGTTCAAGTAGCTCCCACGCCTCACTCCTCTTAACCTCAGTCGTTACAGGTCTACCTGTATCAATATCTATCGAGAGGTCATACTCACCCTCTAGCTCTCTACCCGTGAACTGTACCCAATGAATAGAAGCATCAGGGCCAACCAGAGGCACAACTCGTCCTGTGTCCCATTTCTCAAAAATAATCTTATTTACTTTCTCCAACGTCCTCACAAGGAAGTCTGCCACTATATCCCTTCTCTCATCTATCCTAATCCAATGACCTTGCCCCATTTCCTGTACTTCAAACTTAGTCTTACGAGGCGCAACTGACTCAGCACCCTCAGCTAGTCTACTGAACCCCACAGTTTCTCTTATATCCTTCTCAATATCCATAGCATCTGCTCTCAACTGAACCGGCTCACCTATCTGAAGAGGAATTACACTATCTCTACTAAGCTCAGGTATTAGTTCTATTGTGCCAACATCTCCACTCATAAGTTTTTGTGCTTGTTCAGGAGTGAACTTACCAGAGTCCATTAGAATCTTTAGTACATTAATCTTTCTATGTTTAGACATCTGAGTACGAGTCTCATTAAGTTCCATCTGTAAAGGCTCCAATATGCGCATGTCGGAAGGCCCCCAGTACACATCATTGTCAGGATTGAAGCAAATGTCCTCGAAGGGTGAGCCATCCTTCTGCAGTTCATCACTTACTGGCCTACGCAAAAACTTATCATGGTCGAGGTTCAGAGCTAGTATTTGTCCTCGTTTCAAGTCCCTTATTTCCCATATCTCAACCCACTCCTCCTCAGCAGTAGCATATTCCTTGATTGCTTCGTCCTGAGAGCCTCTAACAACTTCACTGATGCCTGCTTCTTTGTCCTTCATACCCCTAAGCTCTCTGACTAATCCACCTTTCAACTTAGTAGTATTCTCATAGATAGGATCCTTTTTGACATCGCTGAGCAGCCTCACTACTCTATGAGCTACCCAAGGCGTATCCTTCAACGAGGCTACTCCCCAAGGTACAAGGAAATGTTCAGGATTAGCTCTCAGCACCCAAGGCATTCCAGGCTGCACACTCACATCATACTCAATAGCTTCTTCTGTTGGAGGCTCTTTCATCATCTCAGCAGGTACACTTCCATACTGTGTATCATATCCTATCTTAGCTATGCCTCTGTTGCAGAAGAAAGCATCCTGCACAATCTTCTTAATCGTCTCTTTCATCAACATCTGCTTTATCAACAGATTATCCACAGCCTGTACTACAAATGCTCGTTCTTCAAGCTCTGGTCTTGTAGGACTCACTAATACTTTAGGATTGCGAAAGTAGATGCGAGGAATAAGACTACGCAGGATACTGAACACTTTATTAACTGCATACACCTCAGTCTTATACTTCCCATAGTAGTAACCATGATAGTCCTTCCACTTCTTTGACTCACCAAACTTCTGCTGATATGATATTCCCCTGCGTATCTGAGACTTCCAATATACTAACTTATCGTGAACACTCTCTCTAGCCATTACTTTTTCCTCCCACCCTTCCAAGCACTACCATACTTCTGCACATCTCTAGCACGTTTTCCAGTCGGTTTCCATTTTCCACTTTCAACTCCGTATAGCAAATTCATATAGCGTTTTGCCTTCACCACACTTTTAGCCTTACCCTTCTTCTTCAGCCCATCAACCTTTTTATATACAACTTTGCCTTTCCTTGTATACGGAGACATGCTTACCTCCTATGTCTCGCCTTCTGACTCTTCCACGTAAACTTACTGTGTCTTCTATGTCTATTCCCTTTCCTCTTATACATCAGTCCACCCTGTCTCTTCAGGTTCTATATCTGTCCAGTCAGGGTCAGTAGGATCATCTGCTTCTGGTTCTAGGTCAGTCCAGTCAGGTGTAGGTTCATCAACTCCTATCCACCACTCAAAGTATAACTTCTCAATAATGGTAACAGTATCGTAAACACTGATACCTGCTAGAGAAGCAATGGCTGAGACAGTATCAGTTATTGTTACACTGTCATTTGTCGAGATGAGATTGACAAGACAGGTAACTACATTCTCAGTAACTGTAACGTTGTCAGAGACTTCAATGTCTCCAAGACTTGCTATAGTTGAAACCAGTTCTGTTAATAGAACAGAGTCATACACTGAAATATTAGATGTAAGACGTCGAGCAATATCCTCTGTTACTGTAATTGAATCATCAACTGCTAGGTTAAAGAGAGTAAGTAGTTTGACACAATCTACATCAGTAACAATTACATTGTCAGAAACACTGACGTAAGAGGCTCCTGTCATTGCTATTGATTCAGAAGCAGTAACCCTTTCAACGGGGCCAAATGAAACTCCCTCAATCTCTTTATGGCTAAAGTCAGTCTTACATACATCGTAGGTCTTGAGGTTGTCTATAACTGCGTCAGAGTGCAGAATACCACCTTTCTCAATTCCTACATAAAGATTTGCATTAACAGCATCTGTATTCCATGTAGTAGTTGAACTGACCTTTTCCACATTGTCTATGTATAAAGCTATTGTTTTAGAACTTCCTATGTCATTTCCTTCTCTATCCCATGTAAGGCCAAAATGTAAAAGGTCTCCAGAACTCCATGTCATCCCTGTTGTAACCATATTTACCTTTAAGTTACCTTCTGACCAGACAAGAACATAAAAATCATCAGCATCTCTGTGAAAAAAGAGACGTATTCCTCCAGAACCAGTCTCATAAAAGTCAATAAAATAATGAGTATCTACATCTGTTTCGTCAAAATTCATCTTCGTCCAAAACTCTATCGTTCCCTTATCGAGATTGATTGAATTAGCAGCAGTAGGAAATGTACATCCTTCACTATCAACGTCACTAAAAATACCGTTGCCAAACTTAGCTGCCACATAAGTAGGAGAGCCTACCTCAGCCCCTCCAGTTCCAGTAGTAGGAAAGGTTACGTCTGCTGCTGAGTTGAGTTTGCTCCAGAGTTGGATATCAGTAATGGTTACAGGTTTAATTAGACAGACAAGATTGGGGGTAACACTCTCAGTAACAGTTGCACTGTCATAGACATCTATTGAGCCAAGTGAAAGTCTTGTTGCTACATCTTCTGTAACAGTGGCAGAGTCATACACATCAATCTGTGGCCTCATAGGATTTACAACTACAGTTACATCCTCTGTCACAACTACCGTGGCACTCACTTAATAAACTCCTGTTCTTCTCCACAACTTGGAAACTGAATACCATTAAAATCTATATGTCTACAAAATATGTTCGTATCAACCATAAAGGGATACTTCTTCCTTTGATACTTAGGCCACCCTGCCTTTTTGAATATGTTATCCTTCATAACTCTAGTGCACCAATGCAAATCTTCTGTCCCTACCGACTTATGCCAAGCCCTCTTTTCAGGGTCAAACCACTCGTTACAGGGTGTTTCAAACACCTTCCTAACCTTAATACCCGTCTTAGGCTCATACTCCTCACTTTCATCATAGATAGTCTTGAGAATGGACTTATGTATCATAGTACAGCCCATCGGTATTCCATCACACCACACTTCATCCCCCATCTTCCACTTGTCGTAGAAACTGTTTCCTCTGCCTCTGTAGATGAGAGGTTCTGCTGGTACTGACTTAGAGAAGTAGAGACCTGACCATACTGGTACATCAACCTTTCTCATCCTCTCATTCCACTTCAGTAATGTGCCAGAAGGAAGAACTGTATCGTGGTCAATAAAGAAGAGCCATTCATAGTCTCGCTCTACAAACCTTGCAGTTAGGATATTCCTTGCATCAGCCACTAAGTATCTATAAGGAGCCTCTGTTTTAATCCACTCAATAGAGTCAACCTGAGACCAGTTGCAAGGAACAGTTTGATTATATCGAGCCATTACCCATTCAAAGCGCACTAAGCCAGTTACAGGAATTCCTATCATCAGTCTTTTTGCTACAGCCTGGTCAGGTATTTCCATCTTTCATCTTCTCCATCACGACTTCAATATTCCCAGTAACTTGCCATACAGGAAAGCCCTTCCTAATGTTCCAGGGACGAGGCTTATATCCAGAGTAGAGAAAACACTTAGGGTCAAAATACATCCAAGTACCCTCTGTAATTCCATTGCAATGGGTAGGGTCTTGCCAGTACCCAACTGAACCAGCATAGGGAGCTGAGGCTGCAAGGTTTCCATCAACCTTCATAATCCTCCATAGCTCATCCATTACTTCTATAAAGAGCCAGGGCTTTATATGCTCTAAGATATGGGAAGCTACTATTGTCAAACAGCAGTTATCAGGTAGAGGGTAAGGAAATACTTCGAGGTCATGCACTATGTCAATACCTGGAAGTTTACGTTTATCTAACCTGATAAAGTTCTTTCGTTCAATTTCTCCAGCCCCTACATCGAGTAAAATGCCCTTGTTTTTGTTGATGTTATACATAACAGAATGTTACCAAACCTCTCAAACCCTAGCTAGTAGCGAATCTTATCTGATATGTGGCGTTTACGTCTTGATTCGTTGCACAACTACTAGACGTATAGTTATTCCCTGCAAAGAGAGTTCCCGCAGCACTACTTGCAAAGAGGCCAATATTACTAATGCTTTCAACTGCAAGTACAAAAGAGTCTGACGAACCAAAAGTAACTGTGAACTCCTCGGTAGTGTTGCCACTAGAAGCTGCAGATACAGTTTTACGAATAACTACACCTCCAGTTCCACTGCATTCACTCTCTAACGTAGTATCACCTGCTGCTGGTGCGCCTCCCTCTCCTAGTGAGGCAAAACCCACCTGCTTAGAGTTAGTGGTCTTACCTAAGTTGGCACAAAGGTAGTGTGCAACACCAAGGTTGGTGATTTGGTTAGGCCCAGTCCATCCACTATCTCCTGCTATTGTACCATCACTGTTTCTGATTCTCACCCTAGAAAACCCCTCAATTTTTACATTACTATGACTCATATTAACCTCCAATAACTTTATCTACTAAGTCAGTGCAATCATGGACATTTATCTGTAATGGTGCGTAAGTTGCATAAATTGAAAATTCTAAATCAGGGTAACTATCTGGAACTACAGGATCAGGCCAAGTATCATAGGATAAACTATCTATTAACATTTGGTCAGTAGTACCGGCATCATAATATACGTCAATTCGTTGATTTACCCACCAACACAACCAGTAAATTGTTGAGGCTGTAATAACTGGGGCAGTATCAAAATTAAAAGTCATCCAGTCATCGTAACTGTCTGTAACTGTTTTCTCTTCAGTAGTTCCATTTGATAGTAAACCAAGAGAAGCATCATAAACAGCACATTTAACCTTATCACTATCTGCATGATCTAGTATATATAGTGAAATAGACTCAAGCGTCCCCGCACCACCTGATGTAAACTTAATTCCCATCAAACCATTTGCTGACACATAATCAGGAGTACCACCCTTAGTTATTTTTCCAAAAGTTGCTGGCATCTCTCCTCCTAAGTAGGAATAGGAAGCCGTTGTGTACTTCCCCCCTCACTACAATCCTTCTTACTATATCCATACATGTGCCAATGCTTGACCTTATCACCAAATGTAGGGTCTTGCCATATGTCTATTCCTGCATCGCTACATTTTGAACAAAAATACACATCCTCACCCATAATATGAGTTTTATCTCCATGCTTACCATGAAGGAACCAAGGCTTATCCAGCTTCTTGAACACATCTGTTTTTATAAGCATTACACCCCCACCCATTCCATCCACCTTAAACAGTTCTGTTTGCTCAACCTTCTTTTGCCTAACCCAACTATCCTTTTTCTCATTATAGTTGTAAAGAATAGGTACAATTTTAGTTCCTGTAGGCGACCACACTCCACTATAGTATGGTACACCAATGACATCTTTATCTCTGGACATGAGAACATCTAACAAGTTATCTGGATAACTCATGTCAGTATCAACCATCAAGCACCAGTCACATCCCTTCTCCAAAGACCTACCAGCTATGTATTCTCTATTGAAACCAATAGAAGCAGCAGTAGCATATTCTCCACATGCAGTATAATTAGGATTTGCAGAAGCCTTAACAATCAGAGCTGTCCAAGCCTGATGAGGAATCATAGATTGAGATTGTCCAAAGGGAATGCCAATGAGAACTTTACTCATCTACAATCCTTTTTGCTAAATCCATATCCATGCCAATGCCCAATGCTATCCTCAAATGTAGGATCAACCCATACTTCAATTCCTGCATCCTTACACTTCATACAAAATTTTATATCCTCTCCCACAGGAAGAATAGTCGCTTCATCCTCGTAGGTAGAGACAAAGAACCAAGGTCGTTTTAGTCGTTTGAATACGTCTGTTTTTATGAGAATTATTCCCATCCCTACTGCTTCTACCTTAAATGGTTCAGTCTTTTTAACTTCCTCCCATCTATGCCAATTTTGCTTTTCATCATAATCATAAATAACTGGCGTGACAGTGCTTTGTTTTGTCTCATCATTCCAACCTTGACTGTAATATGGCACTCCAATTACATCCTTGTCTCTGGATATAAGCACATCTAAGAGATTAGGTGGATAGCTCATATCAGTATCTATCATCAAACACCAATCACAGTTCTTCTCAAGAGCTGTGTTAACAATGAGTTCCCTGTTAATTTCAACAGAAGCTGCATCAGCATATTTTACTACTACTACATAGTTAGGATTTATTGAAGCACTTACAATCAGTGCAACCCAAGCACGACTAGGCATTAAAGCCTGGGGTCGTCCAAACGGCACACCGATAAGAACTTTTTGTACTGATTTGTACGGTGTAATGATTCTGTTCATTAGAGTTTGGTGGGGTACTTAAAGGTGTACCCCATACCTTATTCACTTTCCAACTTACCCATTTTTTCCACTTCAACACCCAACAAGTGTTCATTCCACCAATCATTCTCAGCATGAGTTATAACACTCTTCCTACCTTTCCCACCCGCTTCATTCTCGTCTTCTGCCTCAACAACTACACTCACTATGTATTTTACTTGATATAACATTCTTATGCCTCAGTCAGGAATAGAGTCATTGGGTCATTTCCAGCTGAACCTTCATAGTTCCCTGCAGTCCAACTATTACCCTCCATAGAAGCTGCACTACTGCATCCAAACCAATTACCCGCCACCAACCATTCTCCTGTTCCAAGATAACAGATAGCATCAGTCATATCTTTACCTTGTTTTGAAAGGAACGCATTACGTAAGACCATAACAGCCTTTACCTCAGGATGGCTATATCCAAGGATACCATAGCACAAATCTTCCATTTCCATAAAGGTATTATCTGCTATAAGTATTCGCTGAGATTGTCTGTTACTACCTGGACAGATAAACACGCCACCCTTCGTAGCACCACCCTCTGTTCGGTAGAATAGATTATCTACTAGTCTATGATCTTCAGCAGCACCATCATACAATATTCCTGTTGCACCACGTTTGAAGATACAATCATGGATGTAAGAACCATTACAGTCATAGTTGTAACCAGAACTGATTCTAGTTCCTTCGCCTACATAGATACCAGAATAGACATAGTACTGACTTGTCTCATATTGATAACCAGAAGTATCAAGTTCAAGTCCACAAATTTCAACAGAGGCTGCATTTACTGTAACACAAGAGCCACGTATCGTTAAACCTTCTAACGTGGTATATCCATACAGAGGAGTAGCCTCTGCATGGTCTGCTCCTGCTAATCCTGCTCCAGCAGCTCTAATACTAACAGACTGCTTACCTCCAGTCTGTGCCCCCATCAGAGTCATTTTACTTTTGGTAATACGTACATTCTCATAATACCTGCCAGCCCCGACTACAACAACATCCCCTCGATTTGTGGTTACTGCATCCACTCCCCCCTGAACAGTCTTTTTAGCATCAAACGGATATAGACCTGAACCACTATCATTTCCATACGTCCCATCTACATAATACGTCTTTCCTACAGTTGACTGCTTCAGACGCATTACTAATTCTTTAGCAAACTTGTTCTTCAAATAAAGTCCAGACATTTCATTCCTCCTTGTCTAACGCAGATTTCCCACGCTTATTCCTCCACCAGCACTGCTGGTTTCTAGTCTCATCTATGCTTTGTACAGTTTGTTTCAACATCCACCTCCTATATTTCTCCTACAGCAATCCAATCTATCGCATAAGACTTTTTATCGCCTTTCCATATAAATCCAGTTGTAGTAACCTCAGTAAGCCATACTCCCCCTTTTTGCCAAGGGCATATAGAAATTCTTGGAACAGTTAAAAACCCTTTAGCAAATATAACACTTACTCCATTTTTAGGTTTTTTACTTGAAGAATGTCCGTGTTCCTTCGGAATAGTAAACGTTGGAGGATTATGTAAAGGTATTATGTGGCCTCCTGAACAGTTACAGTCTTGCTACTACCAGAAGCAGATATTGCATCTACAGCTTCAGCAGATAAGTTTGCAGTAATCATTTCAAAACTTCCACCATTAGCAGCAAGATATATTCCTTTAGTTTTTTCAGCATTAGCCCCAACAGCTAAATACATAATAACATCACTAGCATTTACAATAACCAAATACTTACGAGCAGAATTAGCAGGTACAATCTCAGTAGTAGCAGTAGTATTAACAGTTGCATCAGTATCAGGAGCACTATAATTCAAAGATTGTACTTGTTCAACATGAAGTGGCATTTTGCTCTTTTTATCTTGGTGAAACCTGTCTAGTCTTAACAGGTTTAGGAGCTGGAGGCCCCCAAATCTCTTCCTTCGTCTTACCCTCATATTCCTTTGGTCTCATCATCACCTCCTATAGTCCTAAGTAACCTTTAAGTTCTGTTACATTAAGCTCAAAATAACTTGTTGACTTAACAAAACCAAATCCCTCACACATAGGACATTCGCCCTCTTCACTATCACCTACCATGTTAGCTAATCCATCTCCACTACAGTTTGAACAAACATCCCAACGATAGATTTTAATCATATCGTCTGGCATGGTTCCCTCCTTAAGTTACTACTGGATTAGGGTCAACAATAGTCGTACCAGCAGCAGTATGATTATGAAGCATGCCAGGAACAGCAAAAGCAGTTTCAATGGGAGTTTTGCCACTAGGCACCAGTACATAGTTATCATTTATCATAAGCCCACATCTGTCATCAGTATGTGCGTCAATATCAATTCCTATGGGACTTCCAGCAACAGCTGCCATGAGTATTTTGTTATTCTCAATTACACTACCATATACTGTTTGGTCTGTATGAATATATATAGCCTTTGCACCACTACCATAGCCCCCAACAGAACTTCCAGCAAATAGATTGTCTCGTATGATAGATTCAATAAAATACGTATCTGCTCCACTTATTCCGTACCATCCATAAGTCTTTCCACCAAAAAACTTATTTTTCTCTATGACGGTATTTCTAATATCATGTGCTTCTACACAACAAACATTAGTTGGAACTGAATCACAGTAGAAGGTACAGTCATGTATCCAACAGTTGTCCATAGCTACTGCATACAATACTGGCTGCGCACTAGCTCCCATTTCAAAACAAATATTTGCTATCTCAACATTAGCTGCTGCCAATGCTATACTGCCATAAGCCGAAGCATTGTCAGGAGCTACTACATGAACACCACTATCTCTACCTGGTACACCCAGTCCAATAAGTCTCAATCCATGACCTGCAAACAGCAAGTCATCTTCTTCGTACTCACCAGGCTTTATATAGATTGAAGTCATAGCATCATCAGTATAGTCGTCATCAGCTGCATCAAGAGCCGTGGCTATAGTTTTGAAGGAAGCTGCTACTGTTGTTCCAGCATTAGTATCAAGCCCTGCTACTCCATCTACATAATAAACGTCCTCTATTGTTTCCTGCCTAATTCCCATTCCTCTAATTATACTTGCCATTTTTTATCTCCTATCTGTAGTAGACGATTGCTACTTCAGTTCCGCTACCCGATAGGGTAAGATAACAACCAGTAGAGAAAGCTACATTCATTCCAAATACACCCCCATACCTATCAGTAGCAGGTACAACTATTGCTGTAGTCAATTTCGTTCCACTAGTCCCATCTGCATCATCAGACAACTGAGCAGTAACATCCTGTGCTCCATCTGTCTCAATCATAATTCCGTGTAGAACTCCAGCACCCGTCTTAATTGATTGAGTTGCTGCTGACTTCTCACCGCTAGAGTGCCAACCTTGAATCTTTACTTGCTGTGGCATTTTTGCCTCCTTTGTAAGTTACCTCTGTCGAGGCCCTTCCTCTCTCCAACTTACCTCTCTAAAAGCTGTCTAGCTCTTACAGGCTCTCGTTTCACCTCTAGTAATTCTTCCATCACACTCTCCAGACTAAAGGGGTCACGTACCTTCGCTGGTAAGGAGTGTTGAGGGTAGTGTATCAAATGAAACACATCTGCTATTGCATCTAGTAAATCATCATGTCCACCAGTATCTCTACCAGTGAACTCTCTAAACTCATTTCTCAGCTCTCTCATCCAAGGTCTGACGTAGAAGTTACCTGCCATACACAAAGGCTGCAGTGCTCTAATATGCATAGCTTTGGTCTCACCCTTGGGACGCTTAACGGGCTTCACAATCACTGGAGGCTTGCCTGTCTTAGCTCGTTCTCTATTCCTCAGCTCAATATAGTGCTTTAATGTTTGCTCATACGTTGTCTTCTCCATCGCTATCCACTCAAACCCTCTCTCATCATCCTTCAGCTCAAACACCTTATCAATTATTTGAGACGGATTGAGCTTTGCTCTCACATAGTCATGTACTCTGAGTTCCTTGTCAGCACTGACGTGAACACGAGGAATGGCTGTGTAATCACTACGCTTGGTCTTGGCAAACGCTGCATCCAGTCCTGCATAAAGTTTGCCTTCTGGTAAACATCCATCAAAGTTTTTGACCCACTCATCTCTGAATATCATGTCCTCTACATTATACGGCTTACCTAAATACATCATGCTGAAGATATAATCACCTTGCTCGTCTCGTATTTCTTCCAGTCGTTCCAGGTCAAATCTCTCAGGATATGTAGGAACCCACTCACTATTTTTGAGGGCAATCCCCTTCTCATCCATTAGTACAGCATCAATCTCCCACTTCTTGTAATATGGCTGATTGTCAATGATGTGTCTGATGAGATCGTACTGTCCCCACCTCGTCCCTATATTAAATATATAATCTTCCTTTGGATTAACTAACAAGTTGAGAGCAAGGGCGTGCCATCCAATTGCCTTCTGTATATCATCAGCATTGGGCAATATCTCCAACCCACTCAACGAATCCTTTTTAGCCCCTACCAAATCATCCTCTATGATGAAATTGTAGTGAGACCCAATCTTACTGCCCCCTACTCCAACACTCTCATATGTCCCTACATCCCAATCTGCACTTCTAGCCACTTCTGCACACGCATCACTCCACCTGGAACTATGAGCATGTCCTTTGGGAAAGAACTCAGGAAACAACTCTCTCAGCCTCGTACAGTTCTCCCACTTCTTCCTAATCACATGCACATTTTTAGCTGCATTGTCATAGACCATGTTGGCTAGTAATATGCGTACATTAGGATTATTAATAGTGAGCCATATCGGAAACGCCTGTGAACACACAGTTGTCTTAAAGGAAGCCTCGTGGCATACGTACTAGTTTGCGATGAACAGTCATGTCTTGTATAAAGTCACATATGGGTTTGTGGAATCGTTCTATGAGAAAGTCAAACCCCAGTATGTACTTGGCGAGGTAGAACAAGTCCTCTCGACACTTTTTCCTCAGCCTCTCTTTACTACTCATCCATTACCCTCCCTCCACCCTTAACCTATCCAGCCTCGGCACTGTTCACATTGACAATCAGTCCCGTGTGTACCGTTCATCAGCATCACCTCGCTTTACTCGCCTTCTAACAACCCCTCATACTCAGAATTACGTTTAATCTTCTGCATCACTTCTCTCACTGCACTTTTAGAGAGTCCATCAGGCTGTACTTCAAGTGCCTCTGCCCTCACCCATACACCTCTACATATATACACATCTTGTCTATCACCCACATCCATTACCAGAGGCTCTTTGAGTTTGCCTACTATCACGTTCTCTATCCTTAGTAGCTCATCCTGCTTGTCTGAATGGGGCCAGGCAGGTAGGCACTAGAAGTTTATGAGCTATTACTTTCTCTATCTACCAAGTGGCGGTCTTTTAATTGTCGGCGTATGTATTTGTACACCCCTAGTCATCTTTGCCCTCCTCAAACTTCTCAACTTTTGCTACTCCTTCCTCCATCTCCTCCCAATCCTCATCTGTCAAATCACTCTTGCCTGCACTCACTTCTACTGAGACCTTCGGCTTCCCAAGCACATACTCTAGTACCTTAAGAGCTGCCCAGTTTTTGTCCTTCAAACTACTCGCATTTTCCATTGTCTCCACAAGCTGAGACGCAGCCTTAACAGCTGCCTCTTTGAGCGTCCTAGCGGCTCCCACCTTCTGCCGTACAAGTTCAGTCTCAATTCTTGTATCCAGACGCTTAAGTTCCCGCTGTACCTCTGGCCTGTTAAGAGCAGACCGCACAGCACTCTCTGTTTTGTTTATCGCCACTGCTATCTGATTCACTGTATCGCCCATAAAGAACGATTGCAATATATTCTTATCAATCATCCTCACCTTTTTTGGAGGCAAGTTCTCAGGCTTTAACGCTTCCTTAACTACTTCCTCACGTTTGGTCATCTTCCACCTCTATGTACATACTCACTCTACATATCCCCGATACATACTTCCAACCCATACTAATTATACATACATTTGAGAAGTTGTCAAGAGGAGTTAGAAGGGTATGAATGGAAGGTTTCAAAAAAGCGGCCAATCTAGTCACACCTAGACCTAAACTTTTGATGGTTTTGGGCCTCTAGCATACTTCCGTCTAGAAGGATGATGATTTGTGACTAGATTGGCCGCAAATAGCAGTTGCTCTGCCCTTGGTCGGGAACGGTGATGAGCTGTGGGCATCCTAGCTTGATACAGACTGCCTACCTGTCGTCAGGCTACCATGCCACAGAGCAATGCTAGAAGAACAGTCTCAGTGAAGATAAATCAGGGTCATAATTTATTGTATCTTCAAGGGAAAGAAACAGGCATTCTACTTCACTATCCATATGGTTAATAATACCATCGTAAGGTAATGAACCTCCTATATAATTACCTTCAGGATACTTTTCAACCTTCTTTTTCGTTATAAATAATAAGGCATCATCATCGTCAGGATGAGGTACTATATACCACTTCAATTTCAAACTCTTAATTCCCTTATGCTTTTTAACCTTATCAATCAACTCCATTACAATTTTAGGCTCAATTTTCATTTTCTCTCCTTTCTACTTCCATTATATAGATATCTGCCAGTAGTCAACCCCTCCTATATCATCATCAACACTGCATTCTAGAGAGGCAGTAGAAATTTGGGGTTAGAAAATGATGATGAAGCAATCACTATATCGGAGGGCCCTGGGGGGTTATTCGTTCTGAGGTGTGAGGCGAGAGGCGAAGACGAGGGCGAAAGTAACAGGCGTGCTATTGCCCGCTAGTGGCGAGTCAGAGGATGAGGCGAGGATGTAAGAGGTCTTGACAAGTGTGATGGATGTACTATACTATAGACATCACAATGAAGGAGGCTAGGCAATGACTAAGTGTCCAAAGTGCAAGGATCTGCTCGAAGAGATAGAAAGGTATGACGCTGACAGACAAGATATGCTTCCCAATGTGAAGCTGGACAAGCGTGTAAAGAAGGTATATCTGTGTCTGCCGTGCAATAAAGTCTATAAAGTACGAAGAGTACGAACAGCCTAGCTTGACAGTAGCCCATCGAAAGGTGGGCCTCTGTGAGACTAGAGATTGACTGAGGCAGATCGCCCTCGGTTGAAGGAGGCAAACAAATGATACGTGAACTACTAGGTGCGCTGATACTAGGAGCAGTCTTTGCCCTCGTGATCTTTGGCGGTTTCCTGGTACTGTTCCATCTCTATCTAACTACTGTGTACTAGATAAAGTCACGATAAGGGGAAGTGAGACGGATGATAGCATATAGACGCAAATATCGAGGGTATTGGATAAAAGTTGAATCAGAAGGAAAGGAATACACCCCTACAATTTGGATTTCAGGTCATATGTCTTTGAAGGAACGTCTCGATCCTGCTTACTCAGCTGGACTTGCAGAAAGACAGGCGGAGTTAGAAATTGACAAAATACTTTCTATTGGAGGAGTACTAAGTTAATGAAAAAGTGGGGGGTGAGGAGAGATGGCAACTAAAATGACAGATGCAGAACATTATCAAAAGCATCGAGAACTACACAAGTACCTTGACGAGTTAGTGGCAGACTGGATTCAATCAACAGGAAACCGTCCTAGTGAATATACTGTACTAGCATTAATGCAGTGGTCAGCAACGCAAACGAATGAAATAGTGGATAGAGGGAGGTGAGGAAGGATGACAGCAAAAGAACGTAGAAACATAGTTGGTAGAATACTTGAAGATGTCAGTAATAATATGTACAATTACCATGAATTTGTGCTAGATTGTGTGGAAAGTGTAGTAAATAACTGGGATGACAAAGAGTTGTTAAAGTTTATCGGTGATAGTGAATGAATTGTGGGTAGAGAGAGGGAGGTGAAAAAGAATGAATAGATGTCCACACTGTGGTCTGCCGATAAGTTTCACTAGTCTTGACAGAAAGAAGTGTCCTCACTGTGGTAAGTTAGTAGAATAATGTGGGATGAGAGAGGGAGGGGGGACTGGATGTATCAGACTAAAATAATAGGAGGTAGAAATGCTTAAAACATGGACAGTAAAGAACGATGAATTACCCTATCGGATTCAAATTGACAAACTTAGTGGTGCCGCAACATCTCCTGCTGAGGCAGCTATGGCAGCATTGAGTGCCGGAGGTAAAATTCCTGCTGGATGTAGAGATGGCAAACAAGCTGCTTGGCACATTTTATGGAACTTTGAGACTTGTTGGCAATGGAGACAGTTGATACATATCTTAAACAAAAATACATTTGATTCATTCGAAAAGCATAAAAAAGACTGTCCTGTATGTCATGGTAAAGGTGCAACTACCGACCACCATGACCCTTGTTCTGAATGTGGCGGTAGTGGAAAAGTAGAGTAAACAAATACAATCAAGGAGGTAAGAAGATGACTTACACAGAGGTAAAAGACTGTATCCAAACACTGGGAAGAGAAGGATTAGAAGAATTGATTGACCAACATGGGGAAGAGGTTATCAAAGCAGGTCTTGAATGTGGAATAGGAGTAGAATATATCGATAAAGCATACCAAGGAGAGTACAATGATGATGAGGATTTCACAGAACAATTGATTGACTCCATTTATGGTTCTGAAGCAATCCCTAGTTTTGTTCATGTAAATTGGGGAAGTACAGCAAAAGATGTGATGATGGATTATTGTGAAGATAATGGACACTATTTTCGATGTCTCTAGCAAATACAATCAAGGAGGGGAAGATGAACACTCTAAAAGTATCACAAACACGAAACAAAATTTATGTATGCTGTAAATGTGGAAATATTTACAATTCCAACTGTAAACATGATTGGATTTTGCAGAACAAGTCACCCCACAAGTCAAGTTTTGAAAAAAATGTCTTAACTGCAGCAGCACTGGACGAGTAACATTTGGATTTGGTCTACATGCAGCTTTATACACTCGTACTTACTGCAAGGGTACTGGTAAAATAAAGGAGCAAACCAATGACAACCAAAACGCCTAGATATATTAGGCTGGATGATGAAGTGTGGAAGAAAGTAGAGGAATATGCAAAAGAGCAGAACAGGCCATTGAGTAATATGTTGGAGCAGATCGTAGTAGAGTGGATTAAGTTAACTGAATATGGAGTTAGATAGTATGCAAGAGGAAAAAGAATGAAAGTAGTAATGGAGTTTATAGATCAGAAGGGATTTTGGCACGTTGCTAGGTGCGACTCAAAGAGAAAGGCCGTTGAGTCATTGAAAGCGTTGCATCCAGGAACAGACATTAAGTGGGTTAGCAAGAACAAAGTAGTTGTGAGCCAACAATATATCAAAAAGTGACTTCCATACAGCTATTCTAAGGGCCTATTTCACTTTCACCTGAACATTATTACCTATACAGAAAGGGCTTGTAGTGTCCATATAGGCCCTTTTTTGTTCTCATCTCTACAATCCACTGTTGTCACTCACTACCCATCTGTAGAAAATCTCCGTATTTTACGTATTTGTTAGCGGAACTTTTCGACTTAGTGCCATCAGCGTTACAGCCCGTTTCCGTATTTCCGTAAGGTACCCCCTCTTTTGACCTTCTTTTTCTCACTCTCTCTATCTCTCTCTATATATATATCTATATAATATATAAGATAAATAAGGTAATGTCAATGGAGACGTAAAACTTCTTCATTGGACACAACCTACTAGGCATAGATGTTTAGAGAGACTTACCCCAAATTTACTCCATTACCGAGACCACTGTGGATAGAGGCTTTCAAATCAATATTTTATTTCTAAGGTGTAGTAAGCATAAGAGTTTACGAGACATTTACTCCATTGGGAAGATGACTGTGGATAGAGAGATACAGGATTGCTATAAGCCCTTAGTAGACTATATTACAGACATTGGGCTTATTTTGTAAACTTATAAAATGGCTATGATAGGCTAGTGGTATAGTATAGAGAGATAAGGGAGTATATAGAGGCAGAAGTTGACGTAAATGACGGAGAATTGCTGTAATGTGCATGGTTGTCAACTGAATTGACCTTTTTGCGTAGGCGGAGATTAGCGGAGAATGACGAAAATGTAATAGTCATAGGTGTCTAGTTGACGGAACTTTTGCGCCTACCAGCAATAGCGTTTCAGCGTTTTCTCCGCTTACTACTACTTGCTACTCTGTAGTGTGCTTCATTGGCTGTTCTAGCAAGAGGGGGTTGACAAAGTTGTCAGATAGTATATACTTATCTCATAGTAATAAGGAGTCTTGCCCCATGAAAAGAATACTGGTGGTGAGAAGCGAGAACAAGTCACTGTGTCAGCGAGAAGTTGATGTAGTGGCTTTATTTTATGATGATCCATACCAAAATGTTGACATGACTCCTGATGCTGAAGGAAAAAGTACAGGTGATGTGAATGATAGGTAAGAGCTTGGAAGATTGTGTAAGAATGACACGAGCAATATACAAAACATTGAACAAATATGGCTTTGACTCTACTGAAAAAGTGATTGTTGCGTTGTATCTGGAAGAAGCTGGAAAGGCTGAGTGTAGAGAAGTGGAAGAACTAGAGAGGATGATGAGATGATTTACCTTGACTCCACTACTAGAAGTGACTTTGCAAATTGCCGAGCATATTGGAATAATAGACATCAGCGCAATCTTGTATCTATCATGCCTAAATACCCATTAGATTTTGGAGCAGCTATGCACTTAGGATTCAAAGCATTTTATACTGGTGGTGATGCAGTTAAGGCATTCAAGGAAGCATATCAACCAGTAGATATTCCTGAAAAGGAAAGACGAACTGTTGAGCATGGTGTACTAATACTTCAAAAATACATGGAACAGTATCGTACTAATCCCTTTGAAGTAATTGAGTGTAATGGATCGCATTTGATGAAAATTAGCAATGACGTGACATATGCAGCTAGAATGGATGCAGTTGTTAGATATTTAATAACAAGCAAGTTGTATGTCATGGAACACAAAACTACTAGTAGGTTAAGCTATAATTTCTTTAGGGATTTTGAACTCAATGTTCAAATAGATGGATATATTCCGGCTTGTAGAGATAAGTTTGGTGAGTGTGAAGGTAGCCTAATTGATGCTATCAGTACTAAACAGGAAGTAATGACTGATACTGATGTAGAAGCATGGTTGGCAAAGGGTAGGAATAGATTACTGAAGAAGCAAAAAACTAGTAGTTTCCGAAGAGACTTTGCGACACGGACCATAGAACAACAGAATAACTTTGGGAAGGAGGTACTAGATATTGTTCGGAACATGACATTTGCAATTGAGAATAGCAGCTATCCGAAAAACACACAAGCATGTAACCACTATGGTCCGTGTCCGTATCAAGCACTTTGTTTGCATGGCGATGCAGCACTTGGAGAGTATGAGGTGAGTGTGTGGGACGCGAAGACAGGGAAGGAGATAAAGAGTGATTAATGCTGCTATATTCTTTATTATACTCATCCTAGCTATTTGTGTGAGTAGATGGGTGATGGGAAGGGTGAAAGGATGAATGAAAGAATAGTAAATACTTCTAAGAATCCAAGGCCAGATTGGTTATTGGGTGGAGATCCGGCAGCAATTGAAAATCAAGAAGCCCAGGGGCAAAAAGAGATGTGCAGGGTAGAACAGTTGCCAAGGACAGACGGATATAAAGACCTAAAAGATAAGTATAAACAATTAGGGATCAAGGTATTGGGAGAAACCGAAGGAGACGATTTGTT